CTTGAGGATGGGGGTGTATTTGAAGATAACTCACTTTTAGATGCGTTTAACGATTCTTTTGATATAGGTAATGTTGATGAAGTTTACATTAATTATACTGCTGGTAGTGAGGTAAACGAAGATGGCGATACCGTATATAACTACAAGACTAAAATACTTAAGGTAAAAACATTCGATTGCTCAAAGTATGAGCCTATAAGGGTTACGTTTGTCAATAAATACGGTGCGTTTCAAGACCTTTATTTCACAAGAAGAAGCAATGAGTCCATAAATGTAAAAACAGAGGACTACAAAGCATCTGTAATGGATTTTGCTAACTTTTCTTACGACACTTCATCGCATCAAATGAGAACGCTAAACCTAATAGGCAATGAAAGCATTACGCTAAATACAGATTACATTGATGAATCGTGCAACGAACACATTAAACAGTTAATGCTATCAGAGCAGATTTGGATGACAAGACTTACTGATGAAGAGAAGATAGTTCCGTTAAAGCTAAAGAGTAATTCATTACAGTTAAAGAAAAGAGTTAATGACAAGTTAATTCAATACACAATGGAGTTTGACGTTGCAGCAGACAAGATAAATAACATTCGATAATGAATAAGGTAGTATTGTATATAAAAGATACCAATGGTGTTTATCAGGCGGTTGATTTGTTTGAAGATGAAACAATATCTGTAACATCTAAAATACAGGATATACGAGATATAGCAAAAGTGTTTACTGACTTCTCTCAATCCTTCACACTTCCTGCGTCTAAAAAGAATAACAAGATATTTAGGCATTTTTATAATTACTTTATATCAGAGGGTGCGTTTGATGCCAGAAAAAAAGTAGACGCACAGCTTGAAGTGAATTACATTCCATTTAGAGAAGGTAAAATATTTCTAAATGGCGTTAAGATGAAAGATAACAAGCCATTCGCTTATAACGTAACATTCTTCGGTAATACAGTAAACTTGAAAGATGTGTTAGGAGATGACGAACTGCATCAGCAAAATTATTCGTCTTTTGACCACGATTATAACCCTACAAACGTACAAACAGGTATAACGACAGGTCTTTTTTCTGAATCCGTTATTTACCCGTTAATAACACACACTAAAAGACTTTACTTTAATTCAAACGATAACGACCAACATACTTTACAGGGTAATTTAGCTTATATAAACAATAGTAGCCACAGTAGAGATGTAGCTCTTGATTTTACAGATTTAAAACCAGCTTTAAAAGTTTCTGATATTTTATCTGCAATAGAAGCTAATGAAAGATACAATATAACATTTGCTTCAGGCGGTGCTAATGATTTTTTTGATAAGGACGTTTTGGATAATCTTTATCTTTGGTTAAGTAGAACTAAAGGCATTCTTGGCGGTGCTGAATCTGCTGAAGAGAAAGTAAAAGTTCTTGAAGACTGGCAAATTGATTCAGGTACTAATTTCGTGTCTATATCTTCAGATGGTCAGGAAGTTTTTTTTACAGATGCAAATTTAGGTCCAAATCCTTATGGAAGAGCAGCGGTAAATGCATATATAATTCCTGAAACAGGTTATGAAAATATAGAATATACTTTTCAGATGCTGTATAATGGTGTGGTAATAAACGAACAAAAAAATATAACAGGAAATGGATATTTAAACTATCAAACTCCATCTTTATATATAAATAACGTTAAATTTAAGTTTATAGTAAGGAGTTTTCAACCGTTCCTTTTTACTACATCTTTGACAATGACTGATAGTACAACCTACCCTATAAGGTCTGATAATTTAAGTTGTGGCGGTGTTCTATCCGCACAAAGTAAGGTGTTGATATCTGAAGAAATGCCGAAGATAAAAGTTATAGATTTTTTATCAGGTCTTTTTAAGATGTTTAACTTAACAGCTTTTTACATAGAAGATAGAGGGGATTCTAACTATGGTAAAATCAAGGTTATGGGACTTGATGACTTTTACAATGATAATCCAAAAATATTTGATATAACCGAATATGTTGACTCAACAGAAACAGATATAGAGGCTACAATACCTTTTAGCGAGATAAACTTTGAATATGAGGAACCACAAACTTTGTTAATGAAAAGACATCAAGAGGATTTTTATCAAACCTTTGGTGATGAAGAATTTAGACCCGATGGGGTTGATAGAGGTAAACCATATGAAGTTAAGGTTCCATTTGAACATTTTAAATTCGAAAGACTGTTCGATGTAAATAACAATGTAAAGAAAGACATACAATGGGGTTATAGTGCTAATGATAACTTCAAACCTGATTCAGGTGCATCTCCTCAACCAACAGGTAATTATGAGCCTATACTTATGAAACCATCTCTTTTTTATGGCATAAGAGTAACAGGACTTACAAGCTCGTCTGATGGTGTAAATTGGAATAATGGGTCTCATACTTGGCTACAATCATATTGGAAGCCATCAAATACAAGTGATAATGGTACTTATTCTGATAACCCTACGGAAACAGGAACAACAACATCTACCTCAGCAGATAAACTAGTTGATAGCGGTCAGAATTTCTTATCCACAATAGAGGTTGGAGATGTGGTTTTTAACAGTACTGATGGTACATTTGCGAATGTAACTAGTGTAGATAGTAATAGTGAATTAACATTAGATTCAGATATAATGACTTCGGGAGAAGTATATGAAATATACCACCCGCCAAAGTATACACTTAACTTTGATGATGAGGTTGATGAGTGGAATCTTACAAACTACAACGGAGAAACAAATTCATTATTCAAAAGGCAATATAAGACTTATATAGAGGACGCTTTTAATGCTAAAAAAAGAATATTTAAATTAACAGCACATTTACCCAGTAGTATATTACTTAACTATAAGCTGAACGATAGGTTTCAGATAGGGGACAAGGTGTTTACTATAAATTCGATAGATACAAACTTAAAAACAGGTGAATCTAAACTTGAACTATTAAACGTATTATGATAAAGAACATTATAGATTTATTACAGGTCTCCGATTGGTATGGCATTTCACACAACATAGATGTTGCTAAGGGAATGTATAGAGGATGCCGAAATTTTGATGATGTAAAAAAACAAGTGAAACGAGTTAAAGAATCTAAAGCATACAGAAATGGCTGAACAAAAGATACTTATATCGATACAGGTAAAAGATGATGGAAGTCCTAAGTTAAAGAAGGTTGAAGGTGCTTTAAAGGGTGTTTCTGATGAAACCAAAAAGTTAAATCAACACGAAAAAGAAAGAGAGGCTCTTCAGCAAAGAATAATAAAAGCAACTTCTAAGGAAGCTGTTGAATTAAAACAGTTAGAGTTACGACTTCAACTCGCTAATAAGAGAACTACTGAAGCGGCTAAAGCAGCTATAAATGCTGCTGAGGGTCAGGATGTATTCGCTAAATCAGTTGGAGGAACAACAAGGGGTTTAAAGCAAAATAGAGCGCAATCTGGTCTTAATAACGCTATATTGATTGAGATGGGTCGTACTGCATCTGATGCTCAATATGGTTTTCAGGGGATGGCTAACAACATTGGTCGTTTAGTTGAACTTGGTCAGGAATTTACTCGTACTGGCGCTGGTGGTTTAAGAGGTGCTTTATCTACTCTTGGTAAAAGTATTATGGGAACTGGAGGTATCTTAATTGGCGTTCAGTTACTAATATCATTCTTACCTACTCTACAAAAGAAGTTTAAGGAATTAAGAGGAAGTGTTTTTAACTTTAATGATGTATTTGAAAAATCATCAGAAACAGTATCAAACAGTATTGGCAAGTTTGAGGCGTATATAGGAACACTTAAAGACACAAATACAAGTCAAAGAGAATTTGATAATACAATAAGAGCATTACAAAAAGATTTTCCCAGACTTGCTAAACAATTTGAATTAGCAGGAATACCGCTGTCTGAAATAAAAGATTCAACAAAAGAAGCCACAATAATAACTGACAATTATAGAGAATCAATAGTTCAGTTAGCAATGGCAAGAGCTTCTGCTAATGCCATAGAAGAACAAGCATCAATAGCTATACAGGAGAGACTTGATGCTGAAGCAAAAGTTAGAGAGGGAGTTAGTCAGGGATGGTTCAGAAGTAATGTTCAGTTTAAGGATTTAGCAGATGCAAGAGAGAAGTTTGAAGAACTTTTAGCCAAGAAACAAAATGAAAGACTTAAAGGTGCAGAGTTAGCTTTATTTACTAATTTAGAAAACATAATAAATTCAGTAGATAAGGAACAACAAATACTTCAGGAAAGAGTTGAAATCTTATCTCCAACTTATGAAGCAGAAAGGCAGCAAATAGAATCTGTAAGTGCATTGAAAAAAGAAGGTCTTGACTTGACTATACTTGATGGTAAAGCTACAATAGAGACAAATAATGCGGTTACAGATAATTTAAAAGAAAATGTAGATGCCAGAATAAAAATAACAGATAAGGAGCAGAGAATACGAGCAAGACAATTAAAACAAACAGCAACAGCATTATCACAAGCAGCAGATGTATTTGGAGAACAAACTGCCGCAAATAAAGCATTAAGCATTGCTTCTGCCACGATAGATACTTATGCTTCTGCTGATTTAGCATTAAAAACATATCCACCTCCATTCGGTGCTATTGCTGCTGCTGCAAACATAGCTATTGGTTTAAAAAATGTTAAAGAGATATTGTCTGTAAAAGTCCCTAAAGAAAAAGCAGTTCCTTCAGCCGCAAGGGGTTCTGCTTCAAGAACAATTCAAGCCCCAGACTTTAACGTGGTTGGCGCATCTCAAACATCTCAATTAGCAGAAACCGTTGCAGGACAACAATCTAAACCAATAAAAGCATTTGTGGTAGGAAAAGACATTTCAACGCAACAAGAATTAGATAGAAACATAACAAACACCGCATCATTGGGTTAATTTATTAGTATGAAAGTAATAGAACTATTTATAGACGAAGAAGGGGAGTTCGCTGGAATTGATGCCATATCAATCGTAGAACAACCAGCAATAGAGGAAAACTTTGTTGCTCTAAAAGAAGATATAAAGGTAGAACTTGCAGACGTTGACAAAGAGAAACGTATTTTAATGGGTGCTGCACTTATACCTAACAAAAAGATATACCGAAAGAATGGAGAGGATGAGTTTTATATTTATTTCTCTGAAGATACAGTTCGCAGGGCATCAGAACTATTTTTAATGAAGGGAAACCAAAGTAAGTCAACCCTTGAGCATCAGGCATCTTTATCTGGTCTTACAGTAGTAGAGAGTTGGATTGTAGAGGATGACACACACGATAAATCACGTAAGTATGGATTGAATATGCCTGTTGGTACGTGGATGGTATCTATGAAGGTAAACAATGATGAGGTTTGGGAAGATTACGTTAAGACAGGTAAAGTAAAGGGATTCTCTATTGAGGGTTACTTTACAGATAAAGTAGAGATGTCTATGATTGATGCCGAACTGGAAGCTGCTGAAGTATTATTAGAGATTGCAGATAGTATTGAAGCTGGTAAGCTAAACCTTGAAACTTACTCTGATTACGGAGAGGGAGTTAGAAATAACGCAAAGCGTGGTATAGAACTGAACAAGAAAGTAAATAATCGTTGCGCAACCTCTGTGGGGAAAATAAGAGCGCAGCAGTTGTCAAGGGGAGAAAAATTGAGTGTGTCCACGATAAAGAGGATGTATTCTTACTTATCAAGAGCAGAGGAATACTACGACCCAAACGATTCAAAAGCTTGTGGCACTATATCTTACTTATTATGGGGTGGTAAAGCAGGACTTGCTTGGAGTAGAGGTAAACTAAAAGAACTTGGAGAAATAAAAGATTGATATGAGTAAAAATGAAACAGTAGGAAGGCAAGTTCCAACAAACAGCAGAAGAGGATGTCTTTGTAAAAATGGCAAAACCTATTCAAGAAGGTGTTGCGATGGCACTTTAAGGTCGCAGGGCATAGGTAAAATAAATGCCTAAAAATCTAACAGTACAATAATTATTTGTTATTTGTGCATATTTTAACTGTTAATTAACACATAATGGAGAGTAAAGCTACAAACATTTTAAATGATATTATGCAAAAGCTCTCTGCTATTACTGAGGTAGAAACCAAAGAAGTTGAGAACATTGAAGTTCAAGCTGAAGAGGTAGAAACTCCAGAAGTAGAGGAAGTTGCATTATCTGAAGATTCTACTGAAGTTGAACTATCTGAGGAAGTTGAAGAATCAACTGAAGAGGTAGAATTGGCTGAAGAGGAAGTTAAAGAAGAATCTACTGAGTTAGAAGAAGAAGTTTCTGAAGAAGTAGAACTTATGGAAGGTTACGTGAAAGAAGAGGATTTTAATTCTAAGATTGCGGAACTTGAGGACATGATTAAGTCCATGAAAGAAGATATGATGGTAGAGTACAATAAGGTTGAGCAAGAGAAAGCTGAACTTTCTTCTCAATTAGAAAAGCTATCTGCTGAACCAGCAGCCGAGCCTATCGCACACGCACCATCACAAAAGAATGAAGAAAAAGAGGTGGTTAAATTCGGTCAGAATCGCCCTGCAAACACACTTGACCGAGTATTTTCTAAATTAATATAACAATGAGTAATCAAAAAGTAAATTTATACGCTGGTAATGGTTCTGTTAATACTATTACCTCTACTTATGCTGGAGAATTTGCAGGGAAATATATTTCTGCTGCGCTTTTGACTGGTAAAACATTAGCTGATGGTGCTATCACTATTAAGCCTAATGTAAAGTTTAAGGAAGTTGTAAAGAAAGTTGCTTCAACTAACTTTATCGCTGATGCTTCTTGTGATTTTTCTGCTACTGCCGATTCATTAACGCTTACAGAGCGTATTCTTCAGCCAGAAGAGTTCCAAGTTAACCTTGAGCTATGTAAAAAGGATTTCAGACAAGACTGGGAGGCTGTACAAATGGGATATTCTGCATTTGACAAACTACCTGCTTCTTTCTCTGATTTTATCTTAGGTCATGTTGCTGCTAAAGTAGCTGAGAAAACTGAGCAAAACATCTGGGCTGGTGTAAATGCCAATGCTGGAGAATTTGACGGTTTGACTGTACTTATGGCTGCTGACGGAGATGTAAATGATGCTGCTAATGGTTCTGAGACTTCCTATACATCTTCTAACATTGTAACGCTTCTTGGAAATGTAGTTGATGCTGTTCCTTCTGCTGTTTACGGTAAAGAAGATTTAACTATCTACCTGCCAACTATTGCGCTTCAAGCGTATGTACGTGCATTGGGTGGTTTTGCTACTGGCGGTCAAGGTGCTGCTGGTGTTAGCGCACAAGGTTCACTTTGGTACAATCAAGGGAATGCACTTTCTTTTGAGGGTATTAAAATCCAACACGCTCCAGGAATGCCATCTGACCACATTGTTGCTGGAGAGGCATCTAACATCTACTTTGGTACTGGTCTATTGTCTGACCACAACGAAGTAAAAGTTATCGACATGGCTGACCTTGATGGTAGCCAAAACGTACGTGTAATCATGCGATATACTGCTGGTGTACAATACGGAATCGGTAGCGACCTAGTTCTTCAGACTTTAGCATAATAATTGTTCAATCAAAAGGGGTGGCTAACCCTGCCCCTTTTACTCAAAAATATAAATAATGGCTTGTGATTTAACTGGAGGAAGATTAAGACCTTGTAAAGATGCGGTTGGCGGCATTAAGAAACTTCATTTTGTTGATTTTGGAGATTTAGGAACGCTTACAATAGGTTCTAATGACGAGATTACTGATATGACAGGAACTTTTACCTACCACACCTATGATGTAAAGGGTAATTCTTCTCTTGAAACAAACATTACATCTTCTATGGAGAATGGAACAACATTCTTCGAGCAAGTTGTAAGTGCAACATTATTCAAGCTAACTAAAGAGGACAACAAAGAATTGAAACTATTAGCGTATGGCAGACCTCACGTTATTGTTCAAACATTCGATGACAAGTTCCTTTTGGTTGGTGCTGATAATGGTGCTGATGTAACAGGTGGTACTGCTGTAACTGGTACTGCTATGGGAGATTTAAACGGATATACACTAACACTTACTGCAAACGAAATCCGTATGCCTTCATTTATTGATGGAGCTACTGATGCCGACCCATTCGCAGGAATGACAAGTGCTACTGCTACTGAATCTACTCAAAGAGACCCTTCATAAATTCAATAGGGTTGTGAATCTAATAGGGGGCATTTATTGCCCCTTTTTTTGTGTCTTTGAAACAAATAACGCTTTAATTATTACTTTGGTATGCATGTATTAACGACATCTACATCACCACAAACGCTTAATGCTATTTTGCGTTCATCACCATCATCGGTAGATATTGTTTTGTACGATAAATCCGAGAGAACGTCTGCTACTATTAGTGCTAACAGTATAACGACAACTAACGGAGTATCTGAAATATCAATTACTTTAAGCGGTTCTAATCAGCTAAAAGAAGGTAGATTTTATTCTATAACGATAAAAGATGGTAGTGATGTAGAGTATAAGGGATTGGTATTCTGTACAGACCAGACCGATTACAATAAATATGAAGTGGGTAAAGATGACTATGTTATAGAGGATTCCCACGATAACGATTTTATAATTATATAATGGCTAAAAAAGTAAGGCATTACGCAAAGAATAGACCCACCGTAGAGAAGAAGGAGGAGGGTAAAATACACATAGTACAACTCGGTTCATATTCGAGACCAGAGATAAAGGAATACTATAATGATGACTTTGTTGCTTATGGAGAGGACAATGATTATTTCACTTACCTAATAGATAGATATAATGGTTCTCCAACCAATAACGCTGCGATTAATGGTATATCTGAAATGATATATGGTAGAGGTTTAGACGCTACTGATAGTAGAGAGAATGAATCTGACTATGCCGAGATGAAAGAACTTCTAAAGAAGAACGTAATTAAGAGAATATGCCACGACTACAAAATGATGGGTCAAGCTGCAATTCAAGTTATATACACAAAAGACCGCAGTAAAATTGCTCAGGTAGAGCATATACCAGTTGAGACGTTAAGAGCCGAGAAATGCAACTCTAAAGGCGAAATAGAGGCATATTACTATCATTCTAATTGGTCTGAAGCAAAGCCAAGCGACAAATTAAAAAGAATACCTGCATTTGGTTATTCTAACTCGCCTATTGAGATACTTTACATTAAGCCATATCGTGCTGGATATAAATACTATTCTCCAGTAGATTATCAGGGTGGTTTACAGTATGCCGAATTGGAAGAGGAGATTGCTAATTACCACATAAATAACATTCAGAATGGATTAAGTCCATCAATGCTTATTAACTTCAATAATGGTACGCCAGACCCAGAGCAGAGAGACGCCATAGAGCGAAGCATAATCAATAAATTTAGCGGTAGTTCAAATGCTGGTCGTTTCATATTGGCATTTAATGATAGCAAGGAATTGGCTGCTACTATTGAGCCAGTACAACTTAGTGATGCCCACCAGCAGTATCAGTTTTTATCTGATGAAAGTATGCGTAAAGTAATGGTATCACACCGAATTGTATCTCCGATGCTTGTTGGCATTAAAGATACTTCTGGTCTTGGTAATAATGCAGAGGAATTGCAGACCGCTTCTGTTCTTATGGATAACACAGTTATCAGACCAATGCAGGTTACTATTCTTGATGAACTTGAAAAGATACTTGAATACAACGGAATTGAGCTTGACATCTATTTTAAGACCTTACAACCGCTTGAATTTACCGACTTGACTAACGCTATCAGCGAAGCAGAGATAGAGAAGGAAACAGGCATTAAAAAGGATATAGAGGAAGAAGTTAAAGAGAAGGTAGAAGAACAAATTGAAAATATAGAATAATGCCAACAGCCATATTTATAAAAAGAGATGACCTTATAAAGAATACTGCTTTAAGTGGTAGTGTTGATACAGATAAGTTTATACAGTTTGTTAAGATTGCACAAGAGATTCACATCCAGAACTATTTGGGAAGCGACTTGTATAACAAGATTAGCGCAGATATACTTGCTGGTACGTTGTCAGGCGATTATTTAGATTTAGTAAACGATTATGTTCAGCCGATGCTAATTCATTATGCTATGGTTGAGTATCTTCCGTTTGCAGCATATACCATTGCAAATGGTGGCGTTTATAAGCACAATTCTGAAAACAGTAGTTTAGCTGATAAGCAAGAGATTGATTCGCTTATAGCAAAGGAGAGGGATTATGCGGAGTATTATACACAGAGATTGATTGACTATTTAAGTTTCAACGCACCGAGTAAATTTCCAGAGTATTATTCAAATAACAATGAGGAGATATATCCTGATAAAAACGCTTTATTTAACGGATGGATGCTGTAAGCAAATATAAACCAAAGAAAGATAACGAAAATAAACTTTTATATTATTTAAACAAAGATAAAAATGTCGTACGGAAAGATTTACGAAACAACGTATTGGGGGTTTGTAAGCAGCACTTGGGGTAGTATTTACCAAAGTATTGCAGGAACCCTTAACAGAGTAATAGCAGAAAATGGAGATTTTCTTATAGCTGAAAATGGAGATAATATAATTATAGAAGAGTAAAAAAATGGCAAATAAAAAATTTAGTGAATTTACACTCAAAACGGATAGCGCAAATGTTGATTTTCTTGTTGGATATGACGGAACGGACAACGTAAGAATAGCACCTGATAATTTAGGTGGCGGCGGAGCATCTAGCTTAAATGATTTAAGTGATGTGCTTATTGATACAGCTTCAGAGTATGTTGGAACTATTCCAGCTGGTCTTTCTGGTAATCCTCAAAATAATACAACTTTAGGTATTGGTGCTGGGCTTGACTTAACAACTGGTAATGAAAACACTTTAATAGGTACTTCAGCTGCAAGCTCTTTAACTACGCAAACTGACAATGTTGTAATAGGTAATAAAGCACTACGCGATAGTACTAATGCTTCTAGTAGTAATAGTGTTATAATTGGTTCGGAAGCTGCTGGTTTTAGCAGTGGGCTTATTAGTAGTGCTGTTATAATTGGTAGAAGCGCGTGTTCAGCTGTTAGTAGTTTTCCTAATGGCGCTGTTGCTATTGGATATAGAGCGGCTAATAGTATGAATAATGGTAGCGCAGGTGTTTTTATTGGTAGCAGCGCTGCTGGTTTTAGTTCAGGGAGTAGTTATGATACTGTTGCTATTGGGTCGACAGCTTTGGGCTTTGGTTTTTCACAAAGGTCTGTTATTATTGGAAAAAACGCTCAAAGTGGAACTGGAAATGCCAATAACACAGTATCAATAGGTTACCAAGCCCAAGCAAATATTAGCGCTGCGGGAGGTGTCTCAATAGGCTACCAAGCAGGTTATTCACAAACTTCAGGCGCACGTAATACAAACTTAGGTTACGAAGCTGGATATACCGCAACAACGTCAACCGATAATGTAAATATAGGGTATCAAGCTGGAAGATTAAATACAGGTGCTAATAACACTTTTATAGGTAGCAAAGCAGGCGATGCAACAACAACAGGTGCTAATAATATAATAATAGGTTCAACCGCAGATGCAAGTTCAGCAACTGTTTCAAACGAAATAACTTTAGGAAATTCGAGTATATCTGCTTTAAGGTGTCAAGTACAAACAATATCTGCTCTATCTGATAGTAGAGATAAAACAAATATACAACCATCTCCTTATGGTCTTGACTTGATTAGCCAATTACAACCTGTAACATTCGATTGGAATATGCGTGATGGTGCTAAAGTAGGTCAGAAAGATTTAGGATTTATCGCTCAAGAACTACAAGAGGTAGATGATGAAAACTTACAACTTGTTTACGATAGTAATCCTGATAGATTAGAAGCAAGTTATGGTAGGCTAATACCTGTTCTTGTACAAGCTATAAAAGAGTTAAAAGCAGAAGTGGAATTATTAAAAAATAAATAATGTTTAGAAATACAATTACATCAGAAAACACACCTGATAGCCACAAAGAAGTTATCACAAGTCAAATACCTGACCAATTAGCACAGATAGGCGAAGGGGAAAATGCAGAGGCTATTAAGAAACACTTTAAGTGGGTACTTGCTAACGACTTTTATAAAGATGAATTGACAAGTGAACAAATATCTGATATGGAAGCTCATTTGCCTTTAGACTATCAAGAAGATTATGTAGATTTGCCTGAATAAAAAATTTAAATTATGCAAATTACAGACGAACAAATACAACGTATAAACGTAATTCTTAACTCATTACCTATTGCTTATATTTCACAGGTACAAGAAATAGTAAAGATATTCAACGAGAGTAAAGAAGAAGTAACAGATGAATAATGGCTATTGCTGACATATATAAAAAAGCAACTTTAGTACAGATACCAAGCGGATATAAAAGTGGTACGCTATACTCTGTTGTGCCTAATACTGCCGATGGCGATTTTACAGTATCAGCAGATGCGGATGCCACACGAGTAAACAAAGACGGTCTTATAGAAAGCACAGTAGCGAACCAAGCAAGGTTGAATTATGATTTTGACAATCCACAAGACCCACATTTACTTTTAGAGCCTACAAGGACTAATTATACTTTGAATAGTAACGATGCAAGTCAATGGGCAGAAATAATATCAAATGGAACAGTTACAACAAATGCTAATTATTCAACTGCACCTGATGGGTCAAATGAAGCTACACGACTACAAGCAAGTGTAAGTGGTAGTGGTTATGCTACACTTTTATTAGCATCTACAACAGCTTTCACAGGTAGTTATTCAAGTACAGTATATGTTAAAAGTAATACAGGTAGCAATCAAACAGTTGCTTTTTACGGAAGAAATAGTACAACAAATCTACATACCGTTACAAACGAATGGACTAGAATAGAAACTATAGGAAGTACAACGAGTGGACTTGATGCTTATAGCGGTTTGGGTGTAAATACAGGTTATGGAACACAAAGCAACCCTATTGATATTTTAGTATGGGGCGGTCAATTAGAGGCAGGAACATACAGCACAAGCATCATACCAACAAGCGGAATCGCAGTTACAAGGACAGCAGATAGTAATGAAGTAGCGAGTGGTTTAGAAAACATAATAGGACAAACAGAGGGTACAGTATTTATAGATTTTGAGTATTTATACGAAACCACAACAGATAGTAGTACAGATGCTTTAAGGGATATTTTTGTGGTGGGTACAGCTGCCGACATAAGCGAGGGTATAAGTATAGATAACTACCGTAGCCAATTTAGGGTTTTTGTACAAGGAAGTGGAATGACTACACAAAGTATAGGAAATAATACCACAGGCGCATCACAACCAAACACACGCTACAAATTAGCAGTAAAATACAAAACAGGCGACTGTAAGGCGTATCTAAATGGTAGCTTATTAGGTTCTTCAACAGGTACGGTAAGTTTTGCAACAGATTTAGACGGTATATTTTTTAGCTATAATGACAGTAGTAGGTTATTTAAAAACCAAAAAAAAGTATATCAATTAATGATATTCAATGAAGCACTATCAGATGCAGAACTAATAACACTTACAAGCTAATGAAACTGTTTAAGAAATACGAGTTTAACTCACAAGAACAGGCAGAAGAAAAGATTGCAGCCTTGCCACACATTACAGACGATGTAACAGGCGAAAGCTATTTAGAGGCAAACCACACTATTGTAAAGTTAGGTTATCTTTGGATTACAGAGCCTACATTTGATGCAGAAGGCAATATAGAAACCGAAGGAGTAGCATCTGATAAATACTCAATAGACGTACTTTGGGATGGTTTAGATAAAAGCCCTTATGGTTGGGGTTCTTATGAAATAACAGTAGAGGGAAATGGTGTTCACACATTTTTAGGCAGAAACTTTAACGAATAATAAAATGGATTTAACCACTTTTAGAATATATGTATT